TTAAAAGACTTTGCAATTAGATTAGTAACCAACTGACCGTCGTTCAACGGATAGGACAACATTCTTCTAAAGTGTGAATGGGGGTTCGATTCCCTCCGGTCGGGCCAAAAACAACTGGAGGTTCGCCAAGCTGGTAAGGCATCGGATTTTGATTCCGACATGCACAGGTTCGAGTCCTGTACCTCCTGCCAACTGCAAACTGGGATTAGTGTCAGCCAACAAGGTCTATTAGGAGTGATGATGTTAAGACAATTCACGATTGATGAACAATATATTTGTGATGTTACCGTTTGCACTGAACATGATTACATCAAGGACAGAAACAATCCTACTCATGAGGACTTGATTAAAATTCTCAAGGGATATGACAAAGGGTTGAGTATTAGTAACAAAGATCATGACGAGTTTACAAAGTTGCGTAATCAGTTAGAAGAACTAGGATACATTGAAACTCAACGTCAATGGTGGAATGGTGATAGAGTATTAAAAGAGTTCAAACTCAATGAGTGGACCTTTAAGAACGGCGAACAATTCAGTTCTGCGGCGGCAATGCGAGTTAACATTGATTGTGCTAAGAAACATGGATAACAACGCATTTCAAGATAATAAGAATTATCTCGGATTAGTTCAGCCTGGTTAGAATGTCTGCTTTGGGAGCAGAAGGTCGAGAGTTCGAATCCCTCATCCGAGACCAACAAACAACATGGAGGTGGCCGAGTGGTCCAAGGCAACGATCTGCAAAATCGTACAATCGCGGGTTCAAATCCCGCCCTCCATTCCATGATTACAAAATACATTATATTAAAATCACCTAGCGTTGACGCCCTAGTTTTAGAGGTCAACGCTCTTTTGCGTTTAGGTTGGCAACCGCAGGGTGGAGTTGCCAAAAATCATGATTTATTTATTCAAGCAATGGTTCAATATAAAGAGGTTCAATGAAACGTTTATTATCACTCATCACAGGACTAACAATTAGTCTAACAGCACAAGCGGCAGAAATTACTGGAGCAGGTGCTACATTTCCATATCCCATTTATGCTAAGTGGGCAGAAGCATATAACAAAGCTACGGGCAACACATTAAACTACCAAAGTATCGGAAGCAGTGGCGGTATTCGTCAGATCAATAATAAGACTGTTGCATTTGGGGCTAGTGACGCTCCGGTAAAAGGCGAAGACCTTGACAAATTGGGACAAGTTCAATTCCCTGCTATCATCGGTGGCACAGTGCCTGTTATCAATCTTGATGGATTCAAGGCAGGTGAACTTCGCATTACAGGGCCTGTCATGGCAGAAGTTTTTATGGGAAACATTACCAAATGGAACGATGATAAGCTTGTTAAACTTAATCCTGGGAAATCCCTACCCAACACCAACATTACAGTGGTTCATAGAGCTGATGGATCTGGTACTACTTTTAATTGGACTGATTATCTCACTAGTATTAGCCCAGAGTGGGAGAAACGAGTTGGACGAGGAGCAGCAGTAAAATGGCCCGCTACTAGCTCAGTAGGTGGCAAAGGTAACGAAGGTGTTGCTGCTAATGTAAACAGAATTAAAGGCAGTATTGGTTATGTCGAATATGCCTATGTAAAGAAAAACAATATGAATTTTATGTTGTTACAAAACAGAGCCGGTAACTTTGTTGCTCCTGATGACACAACTTTTGCAGCAGCTGCAGCAGGAGCAGACTGGTTTAGTGTTCCAGGCATGGGCTTGAGCATTGTAAATCAACCTGGCAAGGATACTTGGCCTGTGACTACTGCTAGCTTTATAATTATGTATCGTGAACCACAGGATAAAAAGGCTAGTCAAGAAGTTGTCAAGTTTTTTGACTGGGCATTTAAAAACGGTGCGAAATTAAGTGCAGAACTTGATTATGTTCACTTACCTGATAAGTTACAGGCAGACATACGCAGTCGAGTCTGGAGTCAAATCAAACACTAGGAGTAATCAATGGGTGATACAGCTGGTGGATTTTTAGCTGTATTCGAGCAACGAGTAGCGCAACTTAGAAAACGTCTTCGAGACGAACTAGAAAAAGACAAGCCTATTCGTTGTCGTAGAACACTTAAAAAAACTATACGAGAAATAAAAGAGTGGCAAGATGTACTACATCAACACCGCAAGGATATTAAACGTTGCCCACACTGTGGTGAACGGTTAGACTAGTAGCAATCACACTACCTAGCGTGCTAGGTAGTCTAATTATTACTGGACACACAATGAAATACACTTGGAAAAATGAGAATAATACGACTATACACTATGTTAGAAATATAGATGGTCGTATAATGGGTACTATATGGCAATATGTAGGCAATAGTTTTACTTGGACTAGTAAAATCTATGTTGAAGAATTTCCCTTTACTAATAACAGTGAAAAATATCTTGGTCACTATGCCAGTCAAGATAGTGCAAAAATTGCAGTAGAAAATTATTGGTTTGAGCAAGAACTAACCTTGGAGAATAAACAATGATGATGTGGGTTGATCCGCCAAGCGGTTGGCGTTATGGATTTCCTAAGATTTATAAGCGAGACCGGCCCATTGAGCAATGGTTAATTGACAATGGTTATCCAGAACATGATGTAGACTGGGCTGCTCAACACATGCGTTGGTGGCCTGTAGAGGAGGGTGACGAAGATGAAACGGTGGCTAAATGAGCTGCGTGCCAGTTGGCGCGACCATAATTTTGTATGTGCTGCACTGGGCTTTTTATTTGCCTACTGCATAATTACTGTACTAGGATTGCTACTTCCGGTCAAAGTTTTTATTGCTGTCTTGGCAGCAATAGCTGGCTGGCAGCTGGCAAGTTGGAGCTGGGAATTAGCACCTAAACTGTACAGTCTGCTTAAACAACTAAAAATACTCCGTTGACGTATCAGTGGTTTGTCTGTATAATATACATATTGATTGGCAGACAACCAGTAAAACCAAATAAACAACTAAAAATATTCATTTGACGGGTTGATTGATTGTCTGTATAATCATATTATTGATTGATTAACAACCCAAAGGAAAACAAAATGGAAAACAAAGCACAAAACTACACCCCAGAGCAAACCCAGTTGATTGTTGAGCAGTACAAAAGTGGTACTTCTGTTGAGCAGATTGCACAAACCCTTGGCAAGAGCACCCGTAGCATTGTAGCCAAACTTAGCCGCGAAGGTGTTTACGTGGCTAAGACCAAGGTCTCCCAACCTCGTGTAAAGAAGGCTGATCTTGTTGAGCGTATTGCAGGTGCAGTTGGTGTTCCTAGCGAAGTGTTTGAAAGCCTGGAAAAAGCCAACCACGAAGTTCTTGAGCAACTTGCACAAAAACTTGGTGTTTGAATTGTGGGCCAGCATTGCTGGCCCATCTTACTTCTAGGACAGTTATGAAAATTATCATTACCACACAAGTTTACAACAATTACGGTACAGCCAACGACCCATACTGGAAAGCTAAAGGTGCTGGTGATTACGTAGTTCAACTACCATGCGGCTATACTGATGAAGATGTTAAGCGTAAGGTAGAATTAGCCAAGGCAGTTATTGAGCTGCACAATACACCAATGTGGTGGGAAACCTGGTTGGGCTATCATGTAGTTGAAGATAATATTCTCACAGACTTTGAGTCGCAGCAACTAGAGTGGGATGGACGAATAGATTTTCCAGCAGAGGTATTAAATGTTTGACCAAGAATTACATAATAGTTTTCAGCGGTGGGAAGCGGATCTTGAAGAAGATCATGACAAGTTTTGGAATGGTCTTAGCAAGGACGATCAGCTAAAAGCATTTTGCAGTGTTATGCGCCGCTTGTATAATGCTGAAATTGAACAACGCAGTAGCTATCGCCACACTCTCTACGACGTATTCGGTTTTGGGCCTGAAAGTTATGTGCAGGCACAGGTTAGTGGTTTCTTAGCCATACACAATGCTATCTGGGACGGTGAGCGACTAGGCCATCTAATAGATAAATTAGAAGCTAAGGTGGTAGAAAGCATGCCAGATCGCCCAGAAGAGGTTAAACAGGTGTTTAACAAATTTAGGAAAGATCAATGGATGTAACTAAAATTGCAATTAACAGTGATTATGGTGGGTTTGATCTTAGCGATGAAGCATACAGTTTTATTGCTAAACGTAAGGGCTGGCAACATGCTTGCGACGACTATGATCACAGCTATTTTATTGTGAGCAATAATAATTATATGTATGCTTGCGATCTTAACCGCGATGATCCAGACCTCATTCAGTGCTTAGAAACCCTAGGCGAAGCTGCTAATGGCAACCACAGCGAGCTTAAAATTGTTGAAATACCCAGTGACGTTGATTGGATGATTTGTGAATATGACGGTATCGAGTGGATAGCAGAACGGCACAGGACTTGGCAATGAAACAACCACTGCCGCATGTAACAAGAGGTGTTATTGAGCTATATAGCCAGGACATTGCTAGGATTCTCCGCAGAGAGCCAAGCGACGTCCTGGCAATTAGTGTTTTTAACCTCAGGGATTATGAACTTGCACAACTACTACAGTTAGTGTATAATAAGGGTATAAGTGATGTATTAGACCACGATACCTGGGATGACAAGGCTAAGAGTCAATACGACTAAAGGAATATATGTTAACACTAGACCTAACACATACTATATGGGATGTAATAGAATTTAAGGTTATTGTACTTGTAACTACCTTAGCCCTAGCAGTATGGTTAGGGAATAGGTTACATAGTAGGAAGGATAAAGATGAGTAATTGTTGGCTTATCAGTGACATGCACTTTGGTCATGCAAACATTATAAAGTTTACCCGACACGACGGCACTTGGCTGCGCCCCTTTAGTAGTGTTGAGGAGATGGACGAGCACATGATTGAGAACTGGAATCGTGTTGTTGGGGTTAAAGACCGTGTATACATGCTAGGTGATGTGGTTATCAATCGCAAGAGTATACATACCCTAGACAGACTACGTGGACGTAAAGTGTTGATCAAAGGCAATCACGATATTTTTCCTGCTGAAGAATACCTCAGTTATGTAGACGATGTTCGTGGCTATCATGTACTTGATGGTATGCTGTTGAGTCATATACCAGTACACCCAGATAGTCTGGCTAGATTTGGCTGTAATATACATGGTCACCTGCACTACCGCGAGGTTGTACTGCCTGGGGATAAAGTTGACCCTAGATACTTTAACGTAAGTGTAGAGCGTGTCAACTACACACCAATCAGTTTTGAAGAATGTAAGCGTATAATTAAATTTCGTGGCGGTCATGTGGGCTTTCACGAACACGGCGAAAGGGCCATGTAATGGAAATGGAAACTGTACAAGTTGAGCTAACTGATGAAGAGTTCTTGCACATTGCTAAGCGTGCGCATGAATTGGACATTACTTTCAATCAAATGGCTGCAAAAATCATAGAAGAACACATAGAGGAACTAAAACGTGGCACACATAATTCGTGATGGCGAGATTGTACCAATACCTATACAACTAAATCAACGTGTTAAGATTGGCCGCTACTATCAGCCACCACAGCTAAATTATATTGATAACGATCAGCTGTGGATACAAGATGTGTACACCTTTAAGCAGATTCCCTGGTATGCAATTAAAAATCGCTATGAACGCTATTTTCTTTACGGCATGCTTTGGTTTAGCGTATTTGTAATACTAAACCTTATTGGCCGACACTATCTTGGAGCACCACATTGAAACAGGAACTAATTAAACGATATAAACAGCAAAGCTATAGTCGCTGGGCAGATAATAATACTGATTATAATAAACTGGTTAACCTAGTCGTTGATGATGTGTTACAAATTGTACAGGCTAGTAAACCCAGTAAAACACAACTTACTATGGCTATTAAGCTGTACTTTGGACTTGAGTCTCCACCAGAAAGGGCACAAGATGAGCACACAGATAAAGATCTATGAGCGTGATGGTAACCTAGTCTACAGTCGAGACTTTGGCAGCCAGCCAACTACACGTACCTTAGAATATGTAATAGACGATTACAGGGTAACCTGCTTAAACTTTACTAGAGTTAATCAAGATGGCGAAGACGAGAGTATTCAAGTATAATGAGTTTGAAGATACTGAACCACGTTTAATTACCGAGCAAGAAATACGCGTAGAATACTGGCCATATTGGTATGAACGTATGTGTAAGAAGTTTGGTAAAAGTGAGGTTGATAGTAAGTTTACCTGGGAAGATTGCCTCGACGATTGGGTTATCACCAACTGGGCTTGGGAAGTAAAGGACTAAAATGGATCAGGAAATTATTAACACAATCAATAGTGCGCTTAAACCAAATCTGCAACCACAAACACCCATAAAATTGTCGCCAAGATTTAAGAGTTTGGCACATGAATGTGGCTTTGTATTTTGGGGTGACGAACCACACGGCCCTGGGCCTGGTAACATTGACTGGAGTTGTGATTATACCAGTGAATTTGAACACTATAGCCGCGAGCTTGTAACCTGGACTTGTGAACTTATGCGTCAAGAAATTGTACGCGACTACCTTTTTGGTGCTGCTAGGCGAACCTATGAGCACATAGTAGTTCAAGACTAAAAATTTTATCTTGAACTAGTAGCCCAAACCCTGTATAATATTATTTATAGTCAGTGAGGAAAGTAAAGCCTGACAAGGCCCACAGCTTTAAATGACATTTTGCCACACTAAATAAATATTTATATATTACACAAAATGTGCATTGTAGCGACCACTGACTGTACTAACTAATCTCGGCCATACCCAATGGCCGAGCGCGATAAAGCTAGCGTTAGAGGCTTTAGGTTAGTTGCCAGACCTCCCACTGGGCCATTCATCCAGGTTTAGGGTAAAACGGTAACGGGGCGTACCTTACCCCGACTAAGGTATGGACAGAGTAACTGCTCAAGTTAGGGCCATGTGGGAGTGGTAGCTAACTAAATCCTCTGATGAGCTGGTGCAACTCCAGCGAAACCCAAAACCCACAAGGTTGACGCTGATAGCCTCAATACTATCACCTGCCGCGGTTTAGGGTAAGGATAATAAGGCCCGATAAGCTTGCTGTCACATTTCCCTAGTGGCTAGGCGGCCAATGTCGAGGCGGGTGAAAGTCCCGTCAACTAAAATATGCGAGTGATGGTGGACTACGCATAGGGCTATTTGAGACTTGCGGACTGTCGTCCTAGAGTAAAAAGACAATATGATCCAGTTTAGGGACTGGTATCATATTCAAGCACATACCCCACGCCCACTCTAGATGGGAGATTGTGTCTGAGCACAGAAGAAAGGTTCAAATGTGTTTGAATATGATAGCAATATCATAACACGTGGCTATCAGCGTGTATAAAGGCGGCGAGTCTTAAACGAAGTAGGGTAGCGGGATAGGTAGAACAGTTACTCCGAAAGTGTAACGCCGGATTTTGTAACCGGTAGCCATACAAAAGCTGATTAGGGTTCGATACAAGCATAGCTAGCCATGTAGTGTAGCGCCCAAAAGGTGAGGAATAGTAATCAGCTTTTGTATGGTTTTTCTTTGGCAGCCACTTGGCTGCCATTTTTGTCTGGAGAACAAATGTATAAGTGTAAAGTTGTTAACAGCTTGACTAGTGCCGTTGTTGATGAGTTTGAGGTTGATTACCTTTACGAGGCTAGATTGGAGTTCGCTAGGTGGCATGCAGATGCAGATCCAACACAATACGATTGCCATGTCTACGACGAGTTTGGTGATGCCATCGACTTTACTAGCGATATTGATAGTAGTGTTTATGAGCCTAGTGAATACGATGAGTGGATGAGCTATGACCCAGATTGTTGAACTCAAGGCTGTGCTTGACGTACTAGATGATCTACGCGGATATTCGGGCGTTGGCGCAGACGGCGATCCATACGACACACCTAGTTGGAACGCTGCACTTAAAGCAGCTGAACAGGTTTTGTTGGAGCGTGTCTATGGCACTGTATAAACACTTATGCCCTGACTGGGACTTCTTACAAATAGACGACGAGTGTGAGGAGTTTAGTGCTTGCACTTGTAAGATAGATAGTAGTGGTCAAACTGCAAAGTTTACTAGTGGTACTAAGGTCTTAGTAGGTCCAAATGGTATGGTGGCTACAGTTATCAAGCAATGGTTACACTATGACGGACCGGAGAGCTTTTGGGGCAATGTACTAGTAGAGTATGATGACGGCATTCGTGGTACTTGCAATAATTGGCAGCTTGAGCGCATATGAGTATACTACTAGCGATTATTACGGTTTTGGGTCTGGTACTATTCTTCACAGGCTTTAGTGAACTGCCTAAACAGGTTAGGCAAACGCTTAACCCCCAAGAGATTGAGCTCTACGAGCAGGAAATGATCCACAGACAAATCTGGGGATTACTGCTCCTAGCCATACCAACGCTAGTCCTACTCATATACCTAATATTTTATTTTTAACGGGTAATTAAATATGGATCACGACAACCACGGCTACAAGCGTACCATAGTTTTTGTCCTACTAGTACTTGCACTCATATTGGCCATCCTATTCGGCTAAATAGAAAATATTCTCTTGAACTGCGTGCCTAACCCGCGTATAATATTTATATAATGTGAGGAGCGGCAATGAAAGATTACGTTGTGTTATATAGGTTCGACGGTCAAAATTTCCTAGACGAGCCACTGCCATTTGTATGTAAGGCAGAAGATACAGCTCACGCAGAAGAGCAGATGATGAGCTATGATGAATCTGCTGAGATTGTTTGGGCGTACTGTGGACATAGTATAGACCTAGCCTTTGATGAATACTACAGTGTTGAGAATTACCTATGAATAAAAATGTTGAACAGTTGTGGAATAAGGCAGCAGAACTAACAGCAGCATTTCCTAGCGGTAATAGCAATAGTTGGCAAACACAGGTACAATTTATCAACAGGCTGGTACAGCTTACGGTACTAGAAGTTATTGCGGTAGCGCCGCACATAGAAGGCATTGACTACATCAAACAACACTTTGGAGTCTACAATGACCATTGAAGTGTATACACGTAAGGCTAAATTTGCTGAACTTAAGGCATACTGCCATCATGCTAGTCCTACGGATTTTATGGAAGTGTGTGAGTGGCATAATGGTGAGGGGTTTGATGTTACTATCAACAACCGTACCCTGCAATTCACATATGGCCAGTGGGATTGCCTTCAAGTTTTGGTAAACTATAAAGACTAGAAATATTCACTTGATTTGTCAGACAGAAGTCTGTATAATATTATTATTGTGTTAGAGAACAATCGCCAGAGAGTACAACCAACTGTTATTAGGCTAAGCTATGACTTAGCCGCGGTACTCCCTCTAACCCTATTTGTTTAGTGTTATCAAGGTATCGCTATAGGACGCTATAGCTATTCGGGTTCAATCGGCCGGAGACGAATCCTGAAATAACTGCATCGGCTATGACTGGTTAGCTACCATATGTCTAAATTTGCACGATAGCACTAAACAAATAGCAAATTATAAGGAGTACCTATGAGATTCAAGTATACTGCAAAGAAGCCTAGCCGAGATCAACTCAGTGGCATGAGTGCTAGCCAATTTAAGACTATGCTAAAGCGTAAGGGTTTTAAGGTTGACCGTGACTTCTTCAAGTTAGGTGCAATGGCTAAGCGTGGTAATAGGCTGTACCGTTTTCGTTACTGGGCATATCCAGACTTCCTTGTAGATATTAGCTGTCCTCTCAATGAATTTGATCGTTGGGCTAATAGTGTGGACAGTATCATTAACTTCTATAACTTTATCGAAACATGAACGCTAGCGAATACTATAAACGCTGGGCTATTACCTACTTACTACTAGTAGCCTTAGCTGCTATATTTACCACGGTTATGCTAGCCATTTACCACATTAAGCTGTGGTTCTTATAAACACTAAAAATTTTTACTTGAAACGGCCAGCCCAACAGTGTATAATATTATTATTGATCTGGAGGAACAACACATGTCAATGATGACGCTAGAAGTTGAAGTTGGCAAGGGTTTGGTAGAATTAACTGGCAGTAACTGTAAATATTGGCAGGGCTATGGACTGCCAGACTATGTGGGCCCAATTAGCGGGCTACCACAAACTGTAATCGAAACACTGCTAGACCTAGGGGCAATTAAAAATATTCACTTGAAACAAGAGTCCCCGTAGTGTATAATATTATTATTGAGTGACAGTTTAGGGCGAACCAGGGCCAACACTAATCTGTTGGATAAGTTCTTAATCTGTGTTGAATTTACCCTTAACACAGACCCACCTCAACCTATTTGTATAACTGCTGATTTGACCCCATGCCTTTTGGTGGTTATACAAATGTGTTGAAATCTGCGGCCAACGAGCTTGCGTAGCTGACCTGCTGCGGAACGGATATACATTATGGTGGAAGCTGCTAACCACCCTAAAGGAACCAGCCCCCTAGTTTGTTAACAGTTATAGGGGTTAACCAAAAGACCTGTTACCGTAGCATATACGTAGTTATGCGTTATCTAACACGAGAGTTAGAAACCAGTGGAGCCGATTCTGCCACAGTGCATGGCGGCCACCCACTACAGTCCTTGAGCTATTCCTCTTGCCAACCCAGTTGGATAATGAACTCAGGGTTACATGCCACAAGCCGTAGTTAACTGGAGCTGTGGGGTAGACAGTCGTTAACAAATATGCCAGTAGCTCAAACGTGCTCAGAGCAAAGGTGTGCTAGAAATAAGCCCTCTAGCCTGGCAACCGATCCGGTTTAGGGTCTAGCGTATTATGTATAGTCAGATAATACCGCAGCTAGTATAAAATACTGATTATGCCCTAACAGGGCAGTGCGCCAACAATAAATGGCAAGGCCTGACCCCAGAGCCTGGGTTAGTCGCGGTTTTGTAAGCAAACATCCCTTAAGTGGGGAATGTAGGTGAAAACCCTACCCGCGCTAGTTGCCCATATCTTGGCTGGAACCCAAGACCGAACAGCAACTAAGAACAGCCGATGTTCGTGGCATCGCCTACACCGACTTACGCTAATTCGCAACTAGCTAGAGTGTAGACAAAGATGTATGGTGGTCGTAGTAGCGCTACATAAAAGCAATCCACCGCCATTAAACTAAAAACATGTACAGTTCAAAAGCCCGCCTTGTGCGGGCTTTTGTTTTACTAGGAAAAACATGGAATTAACCGACAAGCAGCTAAAAGAATTAAACGATGACGTAAGTGAGTTTATCGACAAGCTACGCATACACTACCAAGACGACACCCTAGCCATTGCAGCCGCCCTTACACAGTGGGGACTAAGACTTTACAAGAGTGAATTGAGCACACCAGAATTTGCACAACTCTTAGTCTACACCATAGAAACTAACCGCTATCTTTAAAAACCCGCTAGAAAAACAGACTACCCCTTCTAAAAAAGTTTTTCCTTGTTTTTCTAACACCTCTGACCCTAAACCATAGCAAACCTCCACAGAAAAAATTCACTTGAAATCACTACCAGACGCATGTTATAATCATATATAATTATAAAAATTAATGTATGTGTGTTGACTGACTAAAGCAAGGATCAACTTGTAGCAGTCGGGGGGGTTGGGGTCCCGCCAGACGGTAGCTACAAGTTGAGTGAGAATGACGCAGCTTAGGGTCAAGTCAACAACACAAGAGTTTAAGTAGTAAAAATCCGGTTAAAAAATTTTAAAAAACTAAAAATCGAAACTAATTTAATTAATTGTCCACCCCATAACCAGCCCTAACTAGGGTTTAACCCGACTACAACATATGTACATCAAGAAACAAGACATTTACACACTAGGCCTAGAAACTTGGGCTAACTACAGCAACGATCAATTTTTAGAACACCTGGAAAATAGTCCACTGCAAAACTACAGTAGTTGGCTGCTACCACAACTAGTAGCACACTTTGGTCGTTGGCGACTCTATAACAATCCACTAGAAACTGTGCAAAAGAATACTAGTAGTGACCTAGACAAAACACTCTACAGATTAACCAGAGTTCGCCGCAGCCTGCTAATAAAAAATCAAACACAACAGCCTGAGTACGGACAACTTACCCCACTAGTCTTACTAGGACTACGCCAAAGCTACAACCAGCCCTACAGCCACTGGCAGGATCATCACGAGCTTAAATGGATCCTAGAACCACTGCTCTATGAAAGTTTAACACAAAACATACCTAACATTACTAACGAAGAATTGCTAGCTATTAGACAGCAAGGTTTAGCCTATCGCAGCGGACCCAAAGCTGGTACAACCAGGCCAGCTGAAAGTACTTGGAAATTGTATGGGGTGGGGGACACACAATTAGGTGACCAGACTATCTTATTACAGAGCATGATGTGTCAAATTTGGCTAGCACATCCTAAAAACCGCAGATCGACTATGATCCTAGACCCCCACAACTGGGATAGTATGCCACCACCACTAGTAGACAGCGAATTGTTTAATGGACAAAAAGTTGAACCAGCTAAAACACCAATTAGTGAGCTGCTGCCTTGGCAGATTAATACTGGTAAAATTGCTGCAGTTTAGGGTCAAAAACTACCATGAAATATACCAAAGAAATTACAGATAAGATTGTTGAACAATATAAAGGCGGAGCAACTACGTTGGAGATTGCTAATACTCTTGGCGTCCCTGACCGTAGCATAATTGCCAAGCTCTCCAGTTTGGGTGTCTACCAAAAAAAGACGTACCTCAACAAACGTGGCGAGGTGCCGGTAAAGAAGTGGGAGTATATCGAACAACTTGCCCAAACATTGGGGGTTCCCAGCGATCAGTTAGAAAGCCTAGAAAAGGTGAATAAATCGGTGTTAATCTTACTTAACAGGCGATTACTTGACCCTAAACTGGATAAATCGATTTAATCCTACACAAATAGCCCTGCCCTGTGCAGGGTTTTTTATTGCCCGTGACCGTGGGTTATTACGGTTTAGGGTCAGAAAAATTCTCTTGACTTGTGTCAAGGATTTGCACTATAATGTTGGCGCAGGACCACAGAAATTTTGATTTTGCACTAGATTAGGCACTGGCGCAAGTAAATATTTTTTGTGGTCGTGGCAACCTGACCCTAAACCGCGGCAAATTTTTTTGGGACTGCTTGCAACCTGCTCTGGTTTAGGGTCAGAAAAACTTACTTGACTTGGCCCAAGGATTTCCACTATAATGTTGGCGCAGACCAGCTCAAAGTTTTGCACTTGAGTTTTTGCACTGGCGCAGCACACCTAGGGGTGTGCTGGTTTATAGAACCTATATCGTTATGGGGTCTATATCGTTATGGTTTATAGAATTTAGCACGATTATGCTTTTTATACCGTTATGAAAACTACCCGACAGGCGGCGGCTTAGGGTCGATAAACGGCGGCAAAATCGCTTGACAGCGGCCAAAATTTTGTGGTAAAATTTTGGCGCAAGATTGTTATGTTTTTTATAACAATATAATAACCATAACTATACCCAATTACACCCAAAACCGACCCGACAAGCGGCAGTTAGGGGCCGATGAATGGCGGCAAAATCGCTTGACACGCCTGCCATTATACTAGTATAATGGCGCGGCCGCTATAAAAATTATAGCGGTGCAAATTCTATAATTTATAACCGTTATCAGAAAAATAACGGCCCGCTTGGGGGCCGTTATAGTTTCTAGAACCCTAGTCTACCAAATCCATTTCAAGCATGTTATCAATTATATAACCTGGCATCTTGGTAGTTTCACGATTTACCCAACGCTCTAGGGCTAAGAACTCTCCGATCTTGCGATCAAACTTATCGTTATCAGCACACCAGCTAAATGCAACGTCATAAAATTTAGCATGACGTGGATTGAGCACACAAGGCATAGCAACAAGGCAAAACCCGTTTTCATCGCCTACGGGCGGGCGACTGTGAACAATTCCGCCACACTCGCGCACATAAGCCAATATATCTTTGCGGATAATCTTTTGATTTTTAGTCATCTTTTCCATAACAGTTCCTTTCTAGAGTTTAGAACGAGCGGCTTTTTAGGCCGCTCTGATTTTTACAGCGGTTTGCTGTTTGCTAAGGCATCGAAAATCGCCTTGAGAGCGCTTTTGTTTGCCTTAGTTAGAGAATCTATATCATTCTCTGACAAGCGAAGGATCGCACCGATCGCATCGGCCGTTACATCTTTTTTAACAGGCTTTTCGCCAGTTTTTGTAACGTACTGTTTTGCAACGTAAACTTTCTCACGAGAAAGTTTCGCTACAATCGAACGAACGGTTTTACCCATTGCCTGAGCGATTTGCTCGACGGCAACCCCTGCCTGATAATCTGCTATAATCTTAGCAGTTTGCTCAGGCGTATAGTTAACGGCTTTTTCTGCCATGCTATAACTCCTAGAACCGTTGCAGATTCGACCCCATGTCCCCTGCAACAGAATCTATTATACACGGGTTTGCCTGGTAGATTGTCGTCACGGCGACAATTGGCCTACCATTCATCAGGTGGATCAGCGGCAACCCAACCCGACCAACGGCAGACACCATCCGACCAGCGGCACCCCCAAGGGGTTGACACGGGCACAATAATTATGATATAATTATATCATAATTTTGGCGCCATCGCTATAAATTCTATAACTTAGAGCGATATAGCAAAAAATATAGCGGCTTGCGCCGCTATTGTTTCTATAACGTCCTCACAATTGGTTCGTTTTTATTTATATAATATTCGTGGGTTGCACTTGGTGGCAAGCCATATTCTAGCATCATGCGACGCCAATCAGGCCCATGCCAAAAGTCGGTAGGGTCTTCGCCGTTAATTATATAATCTGCAACATGGATTAGCTCATGCGGTACAATAACGCAAAGCATCTCAGCTTTATAACGGTTAAAGAATTTGCTAGCAAATTCTACCTCATGCACCTCGCAATGGGCTAAACCCGCAGTGCGATACATGCGATTGCTAATTCTAACTTTTGGAACGCTATGCCTTTTTAGTTCTGGCCATAATTCTTGCATAGCAGTCCAGTGTAGGGTAACAGCGGCTGTTACAACTTTTATCAACGAATCGGCCATAATTTATACCTCGCAATAATTGTTACAAGAAATAGATTGGCAATATAGTTTGCTATAAGAATCATATCACCCTTGGGTACGATATAGATTGTCATGGAAACCATACCAATCCACCACATCGCTATAAAACCTAAGGTAAGCCCGTCTGAATTTTTAGAACGATAGGATTCGACAGCTTGGGGCAGGGCCGAAGCCCCAAGCAGTATAGAACCTAGAACGCCGAATGCTTCAAACATTGTAATGATCCTTTACCTGAAACTTTTTCCAGTCATAGGGTTCGATGCGATCGCGCCAACCTTTAGAACGTACAATTTTTTGTAGGATTGGAATCTCGAAATCTCTAGCATCTTCAAGCGCAGTATGCGGCTCAGTAATAAGATTACCAGTTACAAAACCTGCAACAGTCTCGGCATCAGTCTTGAACGTCATATTACCTTTATCGGTCGCATTATTGAAACGATGATTGTCGAGCACAAAACGCTTATACTTTTTGGAACGGCAGATATTGCCAACAGCGGCTTGCCAAAGGCAAAAGCGGCTAGTGAAAGAATCTAGAACGATACCAGAATTAGCGCATTTGCTAGAGTCGAAAGCTAGATTGTATGCAGTAAGGATCGGATCATAAGTACCGATACATTTATTGATCCAATTATTTATAGCAGTTACAGACGCAAGCATACGTGTACCAGAATCTAGCATGTTCTGATAATTAGCACGACGACGCTCTAAGTTAGCATTAGACCAAAAACCGTTAGCATTTTTATCATGGAACAGTGTAGCAGGATCATAGAACTCACGAACTAGAACGCTACAACTATTGTAAATCTTGCCGTGACGGTCACAAACCACAATGGCAAAATCCATAACGGTATCGTTAATGGTCGTTTCAGTATCTAGAACAGCGAAGTATTGTCGTTTCATAATTTATAACCTTAAAAGTTGAGCAACCCCTAGTATACCATAAAATGCCAGATAGTGCCACAATTCGCCGCCGTCCATCGGCTAGGGGCCGCCGCACATCCGACCGACCAGCGGCAGCTACCAGCCGACGAACGGTCGCCGCAGGCCTTGACACGGCCGCAAAAATTATGGTATAATTTTTGGCGCCACCGATATAAAATTTATATCGGTGTGGTTTTTATAACGTGGAACCATGTTCCACGTGAAACCTAAACTTTGTGCAAGCTATCCCAAATTGCAAGATTACGCTGTGCCATTTTTTGGTACAATTCAGCGCCTACCAAGTGGCCGCGACTAATATCGTTTCTAGAACATTGTAAATATCGTTCTGCATTTTTTAACAACATGCGACTAGCAAGTTTATGCCAAAACGTAGAACGGTTGGCTAGGTCTTTCCAATATTGCTCGCTCATACTAATTCCTCTGGTAAACTGTTATATTCTTTATAAAGGCTATCATACATGCGATTTAGCCATTGAGGATCGTTCCAATCCCTATAACTGCCAAAGCTAGGATAAAAGCCATAAATGTTATAATAAAGATCAATAAACTTATCACGAATGGTTGCTACATTTTCCATATCAATGTCCTTGTTTGCTTGGAACATAAACGCCCCTAATGTTAAAGTAATCACAAACCGCTTTAAGATATGCTACATTATCCTCATAAAATACAGCGTCATTAAAATGATAACCTAAATTGCTATACAATTTGAAAATCCGTTTTAGTCCCTCAATCTTGAGAGTACCGCCAGAACGGTTATCATTTTCATTACGGCTAACGATATGATCGGGAGTGCCTAGTTTGCTATAAATAAATGCACGATCAGCGTTCCGCAAAATGCGGGCAGTAGCAATAACAACAATACAGTGGGGATCATCGAGATCGTTTTTATATTGTTCTGCAAGTGGTAACAAACTGTCATCAAGTGCGCGATATTCATTAGCACGCCAGTAGTCGAGGTCAATGCGCTCAATACCGTTATCAACAATGGTACGATACCTGTGCATACTGCAAACGATTGTGCCATCCATATCATAGATCGCTATCCTTTTCATAACCTATATCCTTATAAAGTCTAGAATGTTGTAAGGTTTAACTTGTCTGCCCTTGCCCTATCGGCCCTATCCGAGGGTAGGCGGGGTTACTGGCCGCCTAGAGTCATGCCTTACAACAGAAACAAGTATACCTGAATTTTTGAGGTCAAATGTCGCCCAAGCGACAATTGCCTACCACCCATACCCCCACAGTCTACCACACATCAGCCGACCAGCGGTCGATCCTACCCGACAAACGGCGGCTCTGGGGCTTGACACGGTTGCAAATTATATGCTATAATTTGGCGCCTGCGCTATAAAAAATATAGCGGTATATTTTTTATAAGCTGCTACTGTTTCACGTGAAACAGTAGCGTGCAAGGAATGTTATCATAAACATAACGTACAGCCACAGGGCTAGGGTGAGTGTTCTCATTCTTGCATTGATCCAGTAAGTGTATTGTAATGCTTATTATAGCTAGGCCCAGTGAGCTTGCGGCCCAAGATTCTATTTTTTATAAGCCACATGAAACCTTTGTAATCAGTGGGAACAATAAAAAACTGTAACGGTTCCTCAACGGCAACTTCAGCTCGACGATTGAACGCTATAATTTTTGGATCAGTGGCAAGTGCTACATTTTTCATAACATTTATATAGGGGCTTGCGCCCCCTATACCCTAGTTGGCAGAGTTACGGATAAAATCCGAGATTGCGCGAAGTGCGCTCTTGTTAGCCTTCGTTAACGATTCTATATCGTTCTCGCTGAGCTTGAGAGCAGCACCGATGAAGTCGGCGTGAACATCCTTTTTCACGGGAGCTTCACCGTTCTTGGTTTTATATTCTTTAGCGATATAAACCTTTTCACGACTGAGCTTCGCTACAATTGAGCGAACAGTCCTGCCCATAGTCTGGGCAATCTGCTCAACCGTAACACCGGCTTGGTATTGTTCTACAATCTGAGCAGTTTGCTCAGGGCTATAATTAGGGGCTTTGGCTGTTGCCATTTCAGCTACTCCTGTTTGTTTATCGAGTTTTTATTATAGGTCTATCGAGCAGCAGTAGCAAGTACCGTTTGTCAGCCGACGAGTGGCAGTTGACAAAACCGAAAGATTACTGCTATACTTAGGTGGACAGGGGCGGTTATCAGACTATTATATAATCTATAGCGGTGGGCCCTCCCACACGCGTACTTCAAGAAATTTTTCCAAACAAGCTAAGGTGCCAAAATCTATGCTTGACCCTAAACCACCACTAGTGTTACAATCATAAAAATTGGAGTAAACCATGACCACTCACCTGCCCGCAGAAACCATCAAAATAAGTCCAGAAGCACTAGAAATTGCCAACTGCTATCTTCAACTGCAAGACGCCAGAGCGGTTGCCCATGAACTAAGCATTGATCCCGAACTGGTAACAACCACACTAGCTCGTCGTGAAGTACGTGGTTATATTGATCAGGTATTCTTTGACACCGGCTACAACAACCGTTTTCTTATGCGTCAAGCCATGGATGCCATAATCAAGCAAAAGTTTCAAGAACTAGATGAGGCGGGAGTAGGTAGTTCAAAAGACATTGCCGAACTACTAGCCTTATCACATAAAATGAGCATGGACTTGTTAGACCGTGAAATACAGCTGGAGAAGATCCGACAGGGTAGCCCAGGCCCCAGCAAGCAGGTTAACGTGCAGATCAATGAAGGTGGTGATGGTACCAAGTACGGCCAGCTTATACATAAATTAATTAGTGGTGAAGGTGTGTAGTGTTAACAGTAAGCAGAACAGATGTAGAGTGTGATTATATATACGAGTTTCCAGCCGACCGTCGATTTATTAAACTGCCTATTGACAACTACCTGCGTTTGCTTGGGATCTACGATACAATCAATCGTCCGCAGATTGCATTGATCAATGCTATCAACAGCCCACAATATCGTTTTATTTGTGCAGCACTTGCCAGGCGATTAGGCAAAACCTACATAGCCAATGTTATAGGTCAGCTGGTAACCCTAGTGCCCAACTGTAATGTGTTAATTATATCGCCAAACTATAATCTCAGTTCAATCTCGTTTGAGCTACAGCGTAAATTGATCAAGCACTTTGACCTGGAAGTAACACGTGATAATCTTAAGGACAAAGTAATCGAATTGTCGAATGGTTCAACTATTCGCATGGGATCTATTAGTACAGTGGATAGTACAGTTGGGCGTAGTTATGACCTTATAATATTTGATGAGGCTGCCCTGAGCGAGCGTGGTGAGGAAGCATTTAATGTACAGCTACGTCCTACACTAGACAAGCCGAATAGCAAGGCAATATTTATTAGTACACCGCGTGGTAAAAACAACTGGTTTTCAAAGTTTTTTAGTCGTGGCTTTGATACCAACTTTCCCGAGTGGGTGAGTATACAAGCAGATTATACTGAAAATACCAGGATGGCTGAGTCGGATGTGGAGGAAGCACGCCGCAGCATGCCTAAAGCAGAGTTTGAGCAGGAGTATATGGCCAGCTTTACCAGCTACTTGGGTCAGATTTATGAAGGTTTCCGCCAGGAGTATGTGCTAGAAGAGTTGCCAGATCTACGTGGCGAAACTATAGCTGGACTAGATCCAGGTTACAAGGACGAAACAGCCTGGGTAACTATTACCTATGATTATGCAACTGACTGTTTTTATTGTATACAGGACTACCTAGAATCGGAGCGCACTACACGTGAGCACGCCGAGCACTTTACCCGTTTTGTTGAACAATATTCGGTAGAAACTATATTTATTGATAGTGCAGCTGCACAATTTGCAGCGGACCTAGCCTACAACTATGAGTTAAGTACTACACGCGCTAAAAAAGATGTACTACCAGGCATTGCCTATGTGCAAACCTTAGTGCAGCAAGGTAGATTTAAGGTTCATCACAGTTGTCAACATGTTCTGGCAATGCTAGATCAATATCAGTGGGATGATCGTGAGGGATTAACTCGTGAGCGCCCAAAGCATAATCGTTTTAGTCACATGGCTGATGCAGTGCGTTATGCACTTTACAGTTATGTAATCTAACCCTAAAAAATTTTGCTACTTGACTTTTAGTAGCACTAGTGGTATAATTGTGTTTAAAAGATGGCAAAAAATACAAATAATCGTATTGCAGTAAAATGGGTACGCGACAAGGCTAAAGCAGCCTATGTCAAACAAGGCAGTTGCTATATTTGCGGTGGTACGGGTGATCTTGAGTTACACCACCTGCACAGTATAACTAACCTGTTATATGCGTGGGCAGATAGCCTAGGTTATGATATTAGTACTGATAGTGGTATTCTAGCAGTTCGAGATGAGTTTATTAGTGAGCATTATGTAGAATTATATGAGCTGGTGTACACACTGTGCAACCGACACCATGTAATGCTGCACAGTGTTTATGGTAAAATCCCTAGTGTAGCTAGTGTGCCCAAGCAAAAGTCTTGGATTGAAACTCAGCGTGCCAAACTTGTTGGTGGTGTGGTTGAAAAGTCCAGTGGATTTTTCACCAAATTTACCTAGGGGATTATAGTGGCAATAATGGACAGATTACGTGGTTGGGTGGTTGAAAAACTAAATCCAGCCCAAACAAGCATACACTTAGATGAAGGCACTCACATAGGCAGTGAGGCCCGCATAGTTAATTTTCGCACAGCTTATAAGACCATAGACAGTGTTAACAGATCTGTTAACATGCTGGTCAATGCTTGTGCTAGCTTAGACTATGATGTAAAAGATAAAGTACACGAAGGTGTTGTTAATGGCATACGTCAAAAGACATTAACAACACTACTTAATTTTAGACCTAATCCTTATCAGTCAGCTGTTGATTTTCGCAGTGCGCTGTTTAAGGATATATTGTTAGACGGCAATGCGTTCATACACTTTGATGGTGTATTTATGTACCACCTGCCAGCTAATAATGTGGAAATTATTACTGATAGTAAAACATACATACGCGGCTATCGCTATAATGGAGTGGTAAACTTTCCTGAAGCTGAGGTATTTTACTTTAAAGACCTATCAGCTGATAGCATCTATCGCGGTGCTAGCAGGCTAGAAGCTTGCATGGAAAATATTAGCATACTCTACAGCATGCAGGAGTTTCAGCAAAAGTTCTTTGACAATGGCACTATATTTGGACTAGTGCTTACATCAGAAAATACACTGTCGCAAGCTGCTAAAGAGAAAACATTACAGTACTGGCAGCAGCGCTATAATAGTAAGTCGGGTGGAAAGCGACCTATTATCCTTGATAGTGGACTGAAGCCGCATAAATTGTCAGATCAAAACTTCAGTGACCTAGATTTTGACGTAGCCATGCGCACGCACAGTGAGCGTATAATGAGTGCTATAGGCATTCCGCCTATATTATTGCAAGGTGGCAATAATGCAAACATTTCGCCTAATTTGCGGCTATTCTACCTAGAAACCGTATTACCACTAGTTAGACTCTACAACAGTGCACTAGAGCGATATTTTGGCTATGACCTAAGTCCTGTAATTAGTACAATTAGTGCACTGCAGCCAGAGCTTAAAGATGTGGCCAGCTACCACAGCACACTGGTAAATGGTGGAATTATAACGCCTAATGAGGCCCGTGAAGAATTAAGGTACGCCAAACTAGAAGGTGGCGATACTATAAGAATACCTGCTAATATAGCAGGTTCAGCAGCCAATCCATCGATAGGTGGTAGGCCTAGTACGACAAAGGAGTAATATGAATACAAAGCTAGATAAATTACTCTATTTAAGCAGTAAGTTTACAGCTAGTACAGAGTCTGATGATAGCATTTTTATTGAAGGATATGCTAGCACAGTAGACCGTGATCGGCAAGGTGACGTAATCCCTATGGCAGCATGGAATAGTGGATTAAAAAATTACCTTAAAAATCCAATTATACTAGCCTATCACAATCATCAGATGCCAATCGGTAAAATGATTGAGCACAAGGTAACAGATCAGGGTTTGTGGATTCGAGCGCAGATTCCTGGAGAAGTGGGTGATGTATACAAACTGATTAAAAAGGGAATATTAAGTGCATTTAGCGTAGGATTTAGAGTTCGTGATGCGGACTATGACAATGCTACCGAAACGTTTTTAGTTAAAGAACTAGAGCTACATGAAATCAGTGTAGTTTCAGTACCTGCAAACCAAAACACACTTTTTAGTTTAGCCAAGGCATTTGACACTGCCGCAGATTTTGAGTTATTTAAACAGCAATTTGCACCAGCACCAAAGGAATCAGCTAAAAAGCTAGATACCCCAAAAGCAGCAAAAAGCACAACAAATGAGGAATGGGATATGGATCCAAAGGAATTAGAGAAATTACTAGCAGATGCTGCTGCTAAAGCTGCTGAGCAAACTGCTAAAGCCGTGCTAGAAGCACAAACAAAGGCTGCTGAAGAAGCTAAGCGTAAGGTTGCTGAAGAAGAAGCCCTACAAGCAAAAATTAAAGCTGCAGTTAGTGCAGTAGCTCCAGCTGCTCCAGCTGTTGTACAAACAGTTGACACAGGTGCAGAGCGTCTACTAAGCGACATTGAAAAGCGCCTAGAAGATCAAGCCAACGAGCACAAGAGTGCGATTGAGGGCTTAGAGAGTGCTATTCGTGAAAAAGCCAAAGAGCTAGAGCAACTACAAAACAAGAGTGCTGAGTTAGATGCACTACAGCGTAGTCGTATGCAGTTTATCGAGCCAAAAGATGGCGACGTTCCTTTTGCCGAGAAAGAAAAGGCTGTATTTATCAGCAAGATCACCGGCAGACCATTAGAAGAAACACAGTATGGTCGCGAAATCCTACAAAAGTATGCTAGCGGTGGTACAGCTGGTGCTGTAGGCAGCAGTGGTGCAGGTGGCAAGATTCGCCTACCAGGTGCTAACTGGGAAACTGAAGTTAGCTTAAACATGGAAGAAGAAATGCGCCGTAGACTAGTGGTTGCCGGTACAATCCGTCAAATCGCTATGAGCCAGCCATTTATGAAGATTCCTATTAACCCAGACACAGATGCAAACGCAACTTGGGTAACAAATGCACAGTTTGCTACTGACACAGGCGTTAGCAGCGGTGATGTTCGTACACATGCGCTAAAAGAAATCGACCTAAGCAGCAACAAACTAGCAACCAAAGAGTATGTTGCGTTTGAAGAAGAGGAAGATGGACTTATTGCACTAGTACCTATTATCCGTGACGCTATTGTACGTCGTATGGCTAAGACACTAGACAAAGCTATGCTTATCGGTAATGATGTTGGATCAACAACATATGCTGCAGGCATTAATGGTCTTGCTTATTATGACGGTAGCGGCACAAGCTCACCAACAGTTGCTGTAGGTGGTGCACTAACAGTAGCTAATGTTATTGCAGCTCGTAAAAGTCTAGGTGCTTGGGGTCTTGATCCAGCAGAACTAGTAGCATTTGTAAGTACAACAGCTTATTATGATCTACTAGCAGACAGCACCTTCCAAACAATTGATAAAGTAGGCGATCGTGCTACACTATTAACTGGTCAAATCGGTAGCATTGGTAATACACCTGTTATCGTTACAGCACAGTTAACTGGTGCATCTGCTAATGACCCACTAATGGTCTTAGTAAATCCACGTAACTTTATTGTTGGTAACCATCGTGCAATGCGCATGGACACAGATGATGAAGTAGTAAATCAGCGTCGTGTTCTAGTAGCTAGCTTACGTGTTGGTATGACCCGCCTAACAAGCAATGAAGGTAGTGGCGTAGTAGCAGTTCGTTACGCTTAATTAAGCTTAAGGCAGGATTCGCAAGAGTCCTGTCTCTAAAGCCCGATATAGTCGGGTTTTAGAGACACATGGAGTTTTTATATGGCTGACTTAATTACTAGAAATGAGTATAAGAATTACTTAGGAATTACTAGTAGTAATAAGGATCAAGAGATTGATTTACTTATTCCTAAGGTTAGTAGTCTTATAAAAACTTATTGCCGTAGAAGTTTTATAGACAACTATGACGATCCTAAAGTAGAGACGTTTGAGGGTGGATTTAACACCTTTATATTAAATGAAACACCAGTTAGAGAAGTCTTATATGTAGAACGTAGCATAGACTTTGGACAAAGTTATACTGTAATCAGTCAATATGTAGACTGGGTACTAGACGGCAATAATATTCGCAGTATTAAAGATGCAGTGTTTAAACCATATATACGAGGCTATCAAGTTACCTATTTAGGTGGTTACGAAGAAACACCAGAAGATTTAAAACTTGCTGCCATGGATCTTGTAGAATACTATAGTAAGAATAATAGTGCTGTGCATGTAAATCGCGATGTTACGCCTAACGTAACACAAATACAGTATGTATCTACTACAAACTTTCCAGCACATATTAAACGCGTACTAGATCAATATATGGCGGACTATGCGTAATGGATGCAGGACAATTCCTATCCTTTATAAGTGGTTATAGAAAAGCTACTAAACTGCCAAAAACATCGCAGGCTAAAATAAATGAATTTTTGCGTAAAGCCAACGATGATTTACGCGATGTGATAGAAAATGCAACCCCTGCACTAATAGTATTAGATACACAAGTATATCAGCAAGCATGTCAAGATTTCGTACAAGAACTACGTAATCCAGAGAGCAGCACTAGACAATTTATAGAAAGTTTAGCTGGTGGCATACGCCGTGATGATCTGGATTTTGAAAGTGAGCTACAATCACTACTAAATTCATATAGACCACCACAAATAGATATTAAGCAGATAACTAGTAAAATAGCCACAAAACAACATACACTAGAAGAGTTTAGTGATATTGTTAGCAGAGCTTTTAATAGTCTTAATAGTGGTCTAGCCGCATTTATGCCAGGCATACAAGCGGGTGATGCAGCAGCTACTGGCAAAGCAAGATATAGAGTTACAGCTGCAGGCAGAGCTATTAGAACAGAATTTGCAAGAAAAACTCCCTGCAAATTAAAAAATGCTGGTAGCATAGTAGAAAACTTTAACGAATCTACACAAGAAATATTTCTTGGTGCTACTTTTGCCACACTGCGTAGCGCAGTAAACAGCGTACTTACACCAATCATTAGAGAAAGTTTTAGTAGTAGTGGTATATTTTTAGCAGAAAAAAGCACAGATAAATCAAAGATCAATAAAAATACACCTGCTGCTGATATTAATCGCGCATTTACAATAGGTGAAATTGTTGTATTTGGTCATACTGGTGCTAAAAGTACAGATCCAGAAACTGGAGCAGTTGAAATAGTTGGTTTTATAAGTCCGTGGATACAACAGATAATGTTGTTAGCAGCTCAATCTAGCGAGCCACAAAATGGCACAGATATTATAAAGGGTTTTGTTAATACTAGTGGACAAATAAACTACAGCGTACAATTTTCTAAACAAGTTTCACCGCAAATAAAAACTCTTATGCAAGCTCAACTAGCAGTAGTTGTGCCAATGACAGTTAAGACTAATAAAACTATACTACAAGGTGAAACACAAGCAGCTGATCAAATTATACAAAATTTATTTGGTACTACTTACAGAAAATTACGAAGTAGTTTAATAGATCGTGTGCTAAGTGCAGACAACTTACGTAGACTAGTAACTGGCTTAAAGTTTTCACCAACACTTATTCAATCGCTAGAGGTAGGTTTTGTAGAATTATTAAAAACAGGTAAGTTTAAAACTAGTAGTAAAGCTACTAGTAAGAAAGCAGAAGCTTCTGTTACAGCAGAGAATATAGTTAAATTAAACCTTAATAAAGGTGCGGTTAAAAAGGTAAAATTACCTACTACAACCTTAAAATCAAAAGCTACTAGAATACCCAAGAGCAAAACAGTACAAGAACAAAAGTTGCAGCAAGAAGTAGACTTGTTAAGTTTGCAAAATTTATTGAATATCAATCTTGCTCAAACTGTGAAACAAAATATGGGTACTGGAACTCGCAAGGATGTACTCAACCTACGGAGTGGCAGATTTGCAGAAAGTGTACAAGTAGAGCGACTAACGCAAAGTCGTGAAGGTACTGTAACTGCATTCTATAATTACATGCGTAATCCATATGCTACGTTTAGCCAAGGTGGCAAGCAGCAATATCCTCGTAGCAGAGATCCTAAAACATTGATCTCCAAGTCAATACGCGAAGTAGCACAACAACTAAAGATTTCAAGATTAAGGGCCGTACTAGTATGAGCAAACGAGCAAAGATTGTAGCGGCCCTTGCCGAAAAGTTTAAGGTTATAGATGGTTATCCACCATATATAACTAACCTAAGCAGTAACAGTTTTGCCAAACTAAAGTTTTGGGATGAGATACAAGATTTTCCCAGCGTTTATTTAAGTCCTGGCACAGAAACTCGCGACTATCTTCCTAGTGATTTTACCTGGGGATTACTACGAGTATGTGTTAAAGTCTACTGTAAAAGCGAAGAAGATGCACAAGAGCAACTAGAACAATTGCTTGCAGACTTAGAAACTTGCATAGACTTAAACAGACGACTAGTATACGATACAGACAATAACCATGAAACCACAGAAATTTTAATAGACTCAATAACTACGGATGAGGGCCTATTAGCTCCCTATGCAGTTGGCGAGATTAACTTACAAGTCCGTTATCAGGTCATGTAAGCAACCGTATTTTGAACAGCCAAATACAGATAAACATCTCGTAACAGCTGGACAAATACCTTTAATTAAAGGGAAATAAATATGTCAGTTAATTTATTACGTAATAGTAAAGTATTTTTTACTACTAATATACAGGTAGAAGACCCAAACCGTGGTGTAATTAAAACAACAGGACACCTTCCTAGTAATACTTTTGAAATTCAAGTATTAGACGATCTTAGTTTTAGCCAAACAACTGCCGTAGAAACTATTGGTGTTAATGAAACAGGTAACGCTCCTGTACGTGGTCAGCGCACATTTAATACTTCACTTAATCCGGTAGATTTTAGCTTTAGTACATACATGCGTCCAGCTCAAGTTGGTACTGCTGGAGCTATAACGGTGCTAACTCCAAGTTACGGTGGTACTGCTATGATTGCATGGAACGTTGCATCACCACCAAGTCAAACCGCTTTAAACACGACTACCGCTGCAATTGCCAGCGATTATGGTCCTAATACTCAAGTAATTTGTGCAGCTCCAGCAGGTGCAAATACACGTGCAGCAGTTTTATATCCTGTATTTGGTACAGATCCTTTACTTACAGCGACTTATAATAAATTAGTTGGATTTGGTATTGCTGATGGCGGCAAAGGTTATTCAACAGGAGATACGCTTACAGCTACTGTATTTGATCCTGATAGTGGTGCTGAAGCAGCCACAGCTATTACTTTTGATATTACTCTCGCTTCTACTGGTACACCTACAGCAATTACTTGCGAAGAAAATGTACTTTGGAACGCAATGTTTAGTCCTGATCAAGCAGGTACTCCATCGTCAAATATGATAAATACAAGGCCAACTGGAGTAGGTGCTTGGAAAGACAGTACGGCAGGCGGATCAGATCCAGCCACTTTAATATTAACAAACTCTAATAGTCATCAATTACAGCGTTTTGGATTAATTGTAGTATTTGATCAAAATACATTTTTATTACACGATTGTTCACTGAATACTGCCACTATTGATTTTGGAATAGACGCTATTGCTACAATTCAGTGGAGTGGTCAAGCTAGGCGCGTTGTACGTATAGATACACCTAGTGGATTTGCTGCCGCAGCTACTAGTGGTGGAACAGGTACTATAGGTACAACTGGTGTCGTTACTAATCAATTACAAGGCACCTTCAGAGGAAAACTATTTGATTCACCATTTATTGCTAATAAATTAAGCACAATTACATTAGCTACTAAAATTGGTACAGAAGGTAGCAGCCCTAATTATCTCGGCACAATTAACGCAGATTCAGACGTAAAACAATATACAATGCCATTAACTGGTGGTAGTATTACACTAACAAATAATATTACTTATCTAACACCGGCTTATATGGGTGCTATTAATCAACCAATTGCATATTTTACTGGTAGTAGAAGCATAACTGGTAGTTTGACAGCTTATTTACGTACTGGTGATGCAACTAATAATACTAATAGATATAGTGCTAATCTATTTAGTGATTTAATTTCACAAGTAAATAGTGATAGTGACCCTGAATTCTTTTTACAAATAGAAATTGGCGGTATTAATAATGCTACAAAAGTTTTACTACAAATGCCTGCTGCTGTATTAACTATACCTACAGTTAATGCTGAGTCTGTAATTACAACTACTGTTAATTTTACTGCTCAAGGGCATGATAACGGTAAATTTGACATTATCAAAGATAACGAAATCGTTATTAAGTATTTTGCTTAACCAACAGGGCTAGATTAGCTAGCCCTACTAACCAAATAATATAAATATGTCTGAACTCAGTTTAAAATCTTTACTAGTACCATCAAAAGCTGTTGAAGTAGAATTTCCTGGTATGCCAGGATTTATTATTAATGTAGCTTTTTTAAGTCGTGAAACACTTATTAATATTCGAAAAAAAGCAACTAAAACTACATTTAAAAATCGTCAGCCACAAGAAGAACTTGACGATGAGCTATTTTTAAAATTATATGTAGATAATGCTGTTAAAAATTGGCGCGGATTAAAAATTAGTTACTTAGAACAGCTAGCTCCAGTAGACGTCAGTGCTTTAGATCCAGAAAGTGAGCTTAATTATACAGCAGAAAATGCGCTATATTTAATGAAAAATAGTACTAACTTTGATAGTTTTGTCAGTGAACAGGTAAGTGACCTGGGAAACTTTTCGAAGAACAAATAACTGTAGTTGAAAAGCAGCTAAAAGGATACTTTTCAAATAGTGAAATTGGTATGACTAAAGAAGATTATTTCACTATGTGTGAACACTTAGGTACAGAGCCAATTGAAAGTGAAATACCCGTAGAATTGGACGACTTACCACTAGAAGTGCAACAAGCATTACTAGTCTACCGTATGCTAAAAGATGACTGGGAAGGATTTAATGGCATATACTTAGGTAAAAGTTATATTGGCCTAACAGAAATTTTACACTATACAGAAGTTGAGCCACAGGAACATAAAATTATACTAACGCTTATTAGAATAATTGATGGTATACGTAGCAATATATTAAATGAAAAACAGAAAAAGCCCGCTAAACAGTAGTTAGTGGGCTTTTTTATTACTAAAAATTTTTGTGTTTGACATTTCAAACCCCTTGTGATATAATTGGTTTAATCTTACACAAAGTTGTGTAGTCTAGAACAAAGTGCTGTGGAGTAGCTATGGCAGAAAATCAAGTAAATATTAATCTTAGTTTGTTAGATCAGCAAGGTACTATTAAAAAACGAACTGCTGAAGTAGAAAATTTAAATAACAAGCTAGATAAAACACAAAAATTAGCTAGTGGAGGAATCCCTGCTACCGGAACCAAAACCGGAGCACAAGCCTTGCGCGCTACAGAAGCACCAGATTCAACCGTTAGACTACAGCGCACTGTTGTTAGTACAGGTATGCAGGATAGTACACGTGATCAAACACGTCCAACTCCTAGACGTGCTGCATATGGCACTACTTCCATGGATGATTATACAACTGCTGGCGGAGTCAGTGGTCGTGGAGGAGCTGGTGCACGTGACTTTGCCGCTGAAGCTCAAGGCTTAGGCGGGCTAGTTAGACTATATGCTACCTATGCTGCAAACGTATTTGCCGTAAGTGCCGCATTTACTGCACTACGTGAAGCTATGAGTACTGAAATTATGGTACGTGGCATGGAACAGCTAGGAGCCGCTACAGGTCAAAGTTTAGTAAGCATGAGTAAAAGCTTTGTAGCTGCTACTGATGGCATGGTTAGTTTTCGCGAAGCAGCCGAAGCAGTAACAAAAGCTAGTTCTGCTGGATTAGGTCGCGACCAAATTTTAGCTGTTGCTGAAGTAGCAAAAGGTGCTAGTCAGGCACTTGGTGTTAACATGAGTGATGCCGTTAGCAGGCTTAGTCGCGGTATTGTTAAACTAGAACCAGAACTATTGGACGAACTAGGTTTATTTACTAAAACCGGTAAAGCAGCTGAAGATTATGCACGTAAAGTTGGTAAAACAGAAAGCCAACTAACAGATTTTGAACGTCGCCAAGCATTTGCCAATGCAGTGCTAGAGGAAGGTCGTAAAAAGTTTGGTGAAATTGCACAAGAAGGCAATCCCTATGATAAATTGTTAGCTGAACTTAAAAATACCGCACAAGATATATTAAAAGTAGTAAATACTGTAGTAGGCCCTATAGCTAAAGTACTGGCAGATAACACAGGCCTAATAGGTGCAGCTATAGCGCTGGCCGCTGTAAAAATTACACAACAAGCCATACCTGCACTAGGTAATTGGCAAAAAAGTCTTACAGCAAGTGCTCAACGTGCAAAAGCTAACTTAGAAGATATAGGTACCGCTTTTCAAGAAAATTTAGTTACTAAAGCGCAACAAAAAGCCGGCTTACCAGAACTAGAAAAACAGCTTGAAACTGCTAAGCGTGAATTAGCTGGTATGGGCGGTAAAGGTTTTAGAAGTAGTGGGTATGATCCTGATAATCAGCGAATACGTACAGCTAAAGAAATTCAAACAGAAGAAGCTAAAATAAACAATCAACTAACTCGTGGCAATGATTTGCAAAAACAAAAAGCCATGAAAGCCCAAGCGGTACTAGACATTGAAAAGCGTATACTTGATATTCAAACTAAAATTAATATTGCTCATGATTTAACTCAAAATGCAATGGATAAAGAAGCAACTATACTATCCAGAACTTGGCAAATTGAACAAAATGTAAGAAAAGCTCAAGCACAGTATGCTGGTGCAAAAGCTCGCGAACAAGTTAGTAAGGATGTATATAGTGAAGGTGTAGGCGGAGCTATAGGTAATCTCGTAAAAACTGTTGGCGCTGATAAAAGCATGACAGGCCTAGGTAAAGCTACTACTATTGTTACAGGAAGTATACAAGCATTAGCTCAAGGCTTTGGCATACTATTTAATGCTGTAAGTAGGTTTTTTGGTTATTTAGGCGTAGCTTATTCAATATTTGAGGTACTAGATAGCTTATTTAGTACTAATAGTAAAAGTGCTAGTAAGTTAAAAGATAGCATAGAACAACTAGAAGATGTTACTAAAACTGCAATAGATACAAATAAAAAATGGGAAGGTTCATTAAGTTTAGAAGCAGCAATTGCGTATGCAAATAGTTTAGACTCACTAACTACTAGTGTAAGAAACTCTATAAAAGCATTTAATGAGTTTAAAGCAGAAAGTAGTTGGTTTGACAATTTTGTTGAAGGATTCTTAAGATTTCTTCCTGGCATTGATAGTATGGGAGAAAAATTATCTAATCAACTAGGAAAGGCAGTAATGGCTAGTATAGAGGCCTTACCCGCTGGCCCGGCTAGAGAAGCTTTTAAACAGCAATACGCCCAAATATTAGACATACCTACTTCAAGATTAACAGCAACAAATGTTGCTGAAGCAGTAGGGGCTGGTGGCCCTGATAAAATGGCCGAGGTAGAGTCTGCTCTTAGTCAAGTAAATAAACGCGTACAAGAAAGTAGCGTATATTTAAAAGGCTTAAAAGACAGCGGAGATTTAGCTGAAAAATCTATGGCTAGTTTTATGAATAGCATGAAAGATAGTAGCCCAATGACTACTTTCTTTTCTAGTGCTATTAAATATAGTGGTGAATTAAACAAAGCTCTAACAGACGAGTCATTTACTACTGTAGCCGCCGGACTTGATAAATTAAGTAATACAGACCTATCATTATTTGGCACAGCCGCGCTAGATATTCAAAGTTTAATATTTCAATTTAACGAACTAAAACCAGCGTATGAAAGTGCAGCAAAACAATTAGAAGGTTTTAGGGATAAATTAGCTGATTTAGAGAAACGCAGACAAAGTAAAAATTTAACTAATGCTGGTAAAAGAGAGCTAGATGAACAAATAGCAGCACAACAACGAATAGTATCTGCACAAGAACAAGGCGTTGAAAAAATACGAAACGAAATTCAAGCACTAGGCAAAGAAGCTGAAACCTTTATTAAACGAAGCATAGCAGAACAAGTAGCTGCTAGTATAGAACAATTTAAACTTAAATTAGCACAAGTACAATTACAGTCACAAAAAGACATTGTTAGTAAAGGTTTTGCAGATACAGTTAGCGGTACTAAAGCTGTAGCAGATATATCAAAAAGACAGGTTGATGTAGAACTAGAGTTAATTACCAGTCAAGATAGATTAGCTGATAGAATAGAATTATTACGTCTTGAAATTCAAGATGCTAAAGATAGAGAAGCGCTGCGCAAAGTAACATCAGGAGAAGGAATTGTTAGTGATGCTGGTGAAAAAATACAGCAAGGCATGCGTGCCAGAGAGCTAAAGAAACAATTTTTAGAAACTGGTGGTAAATTTACTTCTGGCACAACACAAAAAAGTTTTGATGCACAACTTCAAGAACTACAAAAACAAATACCAGAAAATACTGATTTGCTAGCTATACAGGAAAGAAGAACTAAAACTGCTTTAGGTGTAGCAAATGCTGCAGCTAAAAAATTATCTATTGATTTTGACGCTGCAATAAAAATACTAGACATTGAAGCCAAACGTCAAACAGATAAAATACAATTTGAATTTGATAAGTTAAGTAATATTATCGGGGCTATAGGCAGTGATACTCCTGAAAGACTTGGGGCTCAATTAGATTTAGTTCAAACTGTACTACAAGAGCAATATAAGTTAATAGATCAAGCAGCAGATGCGGCTTTACAGCGAGCACAAACTGCTAGAGATATGGCACTTAAAGCCGGCCAAGATCCCACACAAGTAGGAACACAGTTTGCAGAAAAAACCGGTCAAATTGAACTAGAGCGTAGTCGTAAAAAAGAACTGTTAGCTCAAAAAACAGCCTTAGAAGAACAAGGCAAACAAGCTGCCTATAATTTGCAAATTACAGAACGTACGCTTGACAGAGAAATAAAATTAGCTAACGCAAGAAAAAGTGCTATAACAGGTACTACTTCTGAATCAGAACGCATGAGGCAAGACCAAGATAGAAGGTTGCGTGGACTGCAAATGGGCAGAGAAAGGGCCGGCGAAGCAAAAACTCTAGCAGAAGAAGAAGGTCGATTGAACGTTTTCAGAGAAGACCTTGTAAAACAGTATGGAGTAGATGGGCAAATAAGTGCAGGTGATCAGGCCAGATTAGCTTCGCTAAGTCAAATAGTTGATAAAACAAGAGAACAAATACAGGCAAATGAAGCCGTTAGAAAAGCAGTAGAAGCTATTACTAGATCAGTAGAAGATTCCAATTTAACTACTAAACAAATTGCTGAGCAAGATGCATTACGATTAAGTCAGTTAGAGGCCGAGAAATTAATTTACGAAAGTATAGCGGAACTAAAGTCACATGAGCTTGCCATAGACCAACAACGATTTGATATTCTTGATAGTTTAGGTATGTATACTCAAGATGAGAAAAATAGGCTTAGTGCTAACTTACAAATTAAACAAATAGACCTTAATGTCGAACGTGAATTGCGCGATATAGCTGCTGAAAAGGTACGACTAGAATTAGCATTAGCTGCCGCTAAAAGAGCTGCTGAAGGGGTTGAAAAGGTAGATCCCAAAACTGATCCTTCTGTAATTAAGGCTGAGCAAGATTTGGCAAACCTAGATGCTAGACGTAATATGGTAGTACGACGCGCTGAAAATGCTAAGGAATTAGTAGAACGTAGTGTTATGGTTCCAGATAGGTTCAAAAATTTTGCTAATGAGTTTGAAAAAATGTTTGATGGTATGGCAGATGCAATTGTTAATTGGGCAACTACTGGTAAAGGTGCTTTTAAAGATGTAATTAACAGCTTCTTGCAAGATATATTACGTTATGAAATGCGCTTACAAATGCACGCATTATATGTAAATGCACTAAAACCATTATTAGGTAATTTATTTAGTAATTTATTTGGTACACCTATAGCTGCTCAGGGTGGTGGAGCTATGGCAATGGGCGGAGCATTTGATGCAGGAATACGTAAATATGCCATGGGCGGAGCCATGGATTATACTAGAGAATATAGTATACCAGGATACGCTAAAGGGGGAATGTTTACAAATAAAATTGTAAATAAACCTACCTTATTTAAAGCTGCTGATGGATTAGGTTTAATGGGAGAAGCAGGTCCAGAAGCAATAATGCCTTTAAGTCGTATGAAAGATGGTGCTCTTGGTGTAAAAATGAGAAACGATTATAGAGATCCAGAACACGAAAAATCAAGTAGAGGGAATGTTAAAATAGATATACATAACTACAGTGGACAACAAGTACAGCAAAAAGAAACTACAGATAGTCAAGGTAATAGAAGAGTTGAGCTAATAATCGGCGAGATGGCAAGCTCAGAAATTACTAGAAGCGGTGGATCTACGAGACAAGCTATATCTAGTACGTTTGGTATACAGCCAACATTAATTAGGAGATAATAATGGCTACATCTAGTTATACTTGGCCAACAGACCTACCACAGACACCCTTAAAAGGTTTTACAGAAACAGGAGGAGTTCTACTTAGTAGAACTCCTACCGAAAAAGGTCTGCCAAAGATGCGTAGAATTGGACAAATTCCCAAAGTTATTAATATGACCTTCTTGATGACAAATGACCAAGTACAAATATTAGAAAATTTTATATATAATACTATTAAAGGGATATTTAGATTTAATTTTCTACATCCTAGAACCGGCGTCAATGAAGATGTTCGAATACTTCCTACTGGCGAAGGCCAGTTATTTACTTTAACTTATTTAGCACCAGGCTACTATAACGTAGATATGCAAATGGAAGTACTACCATGAGTAGGTTAGAGTCCGCAACGCCTATGACACCAGCCGCTATTAGAGCAGTATTAGCTCCTGAAAGTGGTGATGATTTAATTATTTTATTAACTATTTATGATCCTGACGATGAAACTCAAATAGTAGCTAGATTAGCTGATGGATTTATACAAAGACTTTCATCTTCCGTAGTAATCGGTGATGCTAGTACTGGAGGAGCAGCTACTTATAGTACAGACGATGACGATATTATATATGGAGTTGTTAGTAGAGGCGAAAATTACTTATACTTACCTCTAGAAATAACTTTACCTGATGAAACAGATGGTAGGTCTTCAAGAGCCAGTATTGTAATATATGATGTTACACAATATCTTACTCCCCTTATAAGATCCATCAATGGTCCACCAAAAGTAAAATTAGAAATTATTCTTAGTAGTACTCCAAACATACCAGAGGTAGTATTTACTGATTTTTATATTTATAATATAACGTATAATAAGGACACGGTTACTGCTGATTTATCAATGATAAATTATGATAGAGAGCCATTTCCTCAACATACATTTACTCCAGCATATTTTCCAGGGTTATTCTAATGTGGTCAAATAAATATATTGGTATACCTTTTAAAGATGGCGGTAGAGATAGCAATGGCGTAGATTGCTGGGGGTTAGTTCGTCTTGTTTATAAAAATGAATTTAATATAAATTTACCAAGCTTTTCAACCGAATACTATACTACCAGTGATATAGAACGATTAGAAGAATTAATTAATCAATATCGTGAAGGCTGGACGGAAACAAAGGAGCCTAAGGAAGGATCAATAGTATTATTTAGAATGATGGGTCGAGGTACTCATGTAGGAGTATTAGTTAATACTACTCAATTCTTACATGTAAATGAAGACAGTACAAGTACTATAGAAAGTATTTCTAGCCACAGATGGAAAGATCGAATATTAGGTTTTTATAATTATAGTGCAGAAAAGTATGCAATACTTAACGCTGTTCCTCACCCCTTACGAACACAAAGTTATAATTTACCAATTCCTGCGGGAACTACTTTACAAGAAGTCTCTACTTGGCTATTTGATAAATGGAAGGTAAGTACAAAACTTGTAGAAAAAATTATAATTATTGTTAATGGGCAAGTAGTAGAACAAGATCGATGGACAACTTTTGTTCTACAAGATACCGACAAAGTAGAGTATAGAGCACTTGCTAGAGGTGGAAGTGCAAAAAGAATTTTTGCATTTATTGCTATAATTGTAATTAGTATATACGCTCCTCAAATAGCTTATGCTATTTCTCAAGGATCTTTTGCAGCATTTGGTAATGTAGCTGCAGCATCAGCTTTTTCCAAAACTGTTGTCGGAGCAATAATGACTGCAGGTGTTAGTATAGCAGGTGCAGCTCTTGTTAATGCAATAGCCCCTATTAGACCGCCAACATCTAATCAAACTGATCCTGGAAGTGCCGAAGCACAATTAATGGCTACAGGCAATCAAAATAGAGCCACGCCTTATGAAGCCATACCTATAGTTTTAGGAAAAATGCGCATAACGCCTCCTATTGGCGCTGTAAACTTTGTATCTTTTCAAAATGATCGCGATACTTATTTATCTTCATTATTAGTTTGGGGCTATGGACCGTTATCATTAATACCTAATACACTTAGAATAGGCGAAATAGATATTAGTAATTATGTTGTAGATAAAATACAACATCATAATTTTAATGGAATAGCTAATAATTTATCCAACCTTAATGATATATATGGCCAGGATATAGCGCAAGTATATAAAAACCAAGAACTACCAAATGACACACATCCTTTTGCAGGAAGTGTGGCTAGTCCATCTCGTATTGAAGCCAGTGTACCCAATTTAGGCAGCACACAAGAACCATACACAAGTATCCAAATAGCTGTTCACTTTCCACAAGGACTAAGAAAAATATTAGCTAGTGGCAAAGATGCAGGTAAAAGTTTTGCTGTAACAGATACCAACGGCGGTAGTTATCCAGTACAAGTTAAGTTTGAATGGAATACTGGTAGTGGATGGCAACCTATTACAACTATTCCAGGAGCAGACGCTAACGGTGTAGTAGCATTCGGTAGTGAACAAAAAAAGGATGCTTTTACTAAAACTTTTGAATTACAGCTTCCTGCTGGAACAGGTAGAAATAGTATTCAAATTGGACTAACTAGACTTACTGGTGCCTGGAGCGATGCTCCTTCAGAAGGCACAACTGAATGGAATTCTTTTGTAGCTGGATCCGGTGCTTGCTACGTAAGCACTCTAGCAACAGATTCATATAGCGGCGGATCTTATTATGAAGACATTTTAGATACGTCAAAAACTACTAGAGCAGCATGTGAAGCTACACTTGGTGGCAAATGGATCCAATCAGACTCTAGCAATATTAAAAGGGCAAAAGATTGGAGATTTTCTCATCAAGTAAATTTACTTTCTTTAACAGCAAGACGAGTTGCTGCACCCATAAAAGATCCTGCAAATTCACAATTAACAAAAACTGCACTTAGGTTAAAATCTAGTCAAGAATTAAACGGTCAATTAGAGGGTATAAATGCTGTAGTCCAAGCATATGGATATGATTGGACTGGAGGAGCTACCTGGGGTACAATTAATAAACCAGCATGGCAGTTAGCAAGTATAAATAACCCTGCAAGTTTATTTATACACGTTTTATTAAGTGCCGCTAATCCTCGCAGAATATTATGGTCCGAGATTGAAAATAGAGTAGATTTAGTAAGATTACAGTACTGGCATTATTATTGCGCTAACAAAGGATTTACTTATAACGCAGTTATTGCGGGCCAGCGTAGCCTTTTAGATATATTAAGAGATATATGTGCTGCTGGTAGAGCTAGCCCTACGTTAATGGATGGAAAATGGACAATTGTTATTGATGAACCAAAAACAAATATTGTTCAACATTTTAGTCAACATAACAGTTGGGGATTTGAAAGCACCAGAGCTTTAGCAAAATTACCTGATGGATTACGTGTTACATATTTTGATGAAGACGAGGATTATAAGCAGTCCGAAATTATTGTATATAATGCAGGAAAAACTGAAAATAATAGTGAAATATTTGAAGCTATAGAATTACCTGGAGTAACAAAAAAATCGCTGGTAATAGACCATGCTAAATGGCATATGGCTCAAGCTATACTACGTAGAGAAGCCTATACTATTAATACCGATATTGAGTACATTATATGTAATAGAGGAGATAGAGTAACAGTTACCCATGAAGTACCTATGTGGGGAACAGGCAGCGGCAGAATAAAAGCTAGACTAGATGCAAATACTTATGTAGCAGATGAAGCATTACTAATTAATCCAGCAAAACAATATCAAGTAAGAGTAAGAAGCAACAGTTATCCACTAGAAAATACTATAGCAAATATTAAAACAAATTTTACGCTATCTAACATTAGCAGAAACAATAACATAGTAACAATAACGACAACAGATACTTTACATCCTTTTAGTATAAATGATGTACTAGTAATTAGTGGTGTCAGCGACAGTAGTTTAAATACTACTAATGCTGTAGTTACAGAAATTGGTAGTAACTGGTTTAAATACAAAAATGTAGGGGCTGATGCTACTAGTAGTGCAGGAAATATAACTTTAACAAACGGACTATACCAAAAATTTGCATTAACTGGTGCTGGAATTGGAGTTAAATCAGGAACAAGTGTAAATTTAGCAGATGCAGGGGACTTATTTCTTTTTGGAGAGCTAAATAAAGTATCTAATGATTTAGTAGTAATTAGTATCGAGCCAAATAGTAGTAAAACAGCTAGAATAAGTTTAGTAGATTATGGCGTTACTAATAGCTACAATATTTTTACAGATTATTTAACTTTAACTAGTGTAAATACATTTGAAACAAATATAACTTTACCAGGATCACTAACAGGGTTTAAATTAACCGATAAACCGGTTATTACCAGTATAGTAAGCGATGATACAGTAGCCTTACTCTTATCAGAGGGTATTTATAGTTATCGGATACAGGTTAATTATGCTAACTTTTCTATTACTGGGGAAGCCTTTAATACAGCACAAACAGCTATTACAGGATTACCTAATAATGTTGCAGAAGTAGAGTGTCAATATGATTTAGCCAGTGCTCCTACAGGCAACGAAAAAAGTATTCGTGTTAAATATGATGCTAATAGTATTTATATAAATGATGCAGAGGTTGGAAAAACTTATAGAATACGATTAAGATATATTTCTTCGAATGGATCTCAAGGTCCGTGGACAGCGTACCAAAATCATACTGTAACTGGTAAAGATAGTAATTACGGCGAAGTTGATGCAATACTTGTAAAACGAGTTGGCAAGTTGCTGGAATTAACACCGGTTATGACTCCTATGCCAAATGATTTTAGAGAGTTTGAAATTAGAGTCTATAAAGATTCTGGATACGGAGATTTTTGGAATACTATTCCAGCAACTACTCCAACCGGAACAGATCTTACGTCTGGCGTAGTTAAAGTTATAAGAACAACAGGACCCACAACTGTAGATCTTACAACGTTTGATAGACCTAGAATTAGCCAAGCGGGTGTACAATATAGAATAGCATGTAGGGCTATAGATCGTGCCGGAAACTATACTGATAATAGTGCACTAGGTTACATATTAATTCAGAATATACAACCGCATGCTCCAGTAGCAGGTGTTCCACCTCAAGCTAACTATAAATTAACACCAGGAGTAGGGTCTTTTAGCATAAACGTAGATCAACCAATAGTAAATGGACAATTACGAGATGATGTAGCAGGTATAAAATTATGGTTAAGTACCACAAACGGATTTACACCTAATTCTAGTACTCTTCGTGTAAATTCACAAGGTTTACAGGCTACTATAACAGATCTGCCAGTCGAAGTAGTACATTATTTAAAGTACGCAATAGTTAGTACTATAGATCCTAATGATCCTAGTGACGGGTCTATAACACTTAGTAATCAAATACCAGTTTTACCTAAGTGGAGTTTGGATGGTGTAGATACTACTCCCCCACCGACTCCTGGCACAGTTACAGTTACTCCTGATAATAGTGGAAAAATAGTTGTTAGCCCAGTAATAAGTAATGTTTTAGTTTCTATTGAGGATCCTAACGAAATTACTTATAATAACCCAACATATGCTGATGGAAGCACTAGTAAACTATATACAACACAAATAAGTACTACGCATAAACAAACAGTTATATTTGGTCGTGCACTTGGAGATACAGAAGATGCTACTACTGTAACATTTTCAAGTGTGGCCGGAAAACCACTAGGCTTTTTTGAAGGATTAGTTGGTTCATTTCCAGCAGAGCCTGGCACTAGATATAAACTGTGGTTCAAATATCAAACAAAAGCAGACGTATTAAGTATAAATCCTAGTAATTCTGTAGTAATAGAAACTGGGCAAGACGTTAAAAAGTTATTACATATTCTATCTGGTAAAATATCTGAAGGACAGTTATACCAAAGTTTAGGCAAGCGAATAGATAAAGTAGATCGCGGAGAGGCCCCAGTAGCTGTAGAAGTTGAACAGCTAAAAGACCAGTGGTCTGTAAGAATTGATAATGGTGGTCACATAAGCGGTTTTGGCCTATCTAGTACGAGACCTTATCCAGGAGCCACACCACAAAGTGAGTTTGGCATTAGAGCAGACACATTTTTTATAGCACCACCAGCCGAAGTTAGCGCAACTGCGCCAACTGGTGATAATTTTATGGGTCGTATTTGGGTAGATACAAGTACTCCAATAGAAGGTATTGTTAGTGGTGTAAGTGCGTGGCACAAAGTATATAAACCAGATATACATAATGCAAAAGTATGGCCGAATGTTAGCCAGTTACAAGTATGGGAGTTGAAAACAGATGAAGAAATAAGCAGAATGCCAGCACCTGCTCCATTAGGCTTAGGAATTACTCCTGTAAATAGAGGTATTTGGTCAGTTACAGCATCTTATGCAGTAAATGATTATGTAACACTTGATACACAGGATTCGCAAAATCATAGAGATTACTACATTTGTAAAATAGCCTATTCTCCAGTTACATTTACACTGAGCACAAAACTACACCCAGATTTTTCAACAGATTCAACAAAAGTAGGATTTTTTACAGGGATTAGCCCAGCTATAAATGAGACTATATACGTAAACGGGGTAGAAACTGGTACTCCACGTATTGGTCCTAGTTATAATTCTAATGGTACATTTTATTATGTAATTTCTGGAGGAAGTCCTTTTCAATTAAGTAAGTCGGCTGGCGGTAATCCTATTATAAATAATACAAAAGCCACTGTTAAATATTGGAAAGCAACTACTGGAGGAGGAGGTAGCTGGGTAACAAATTCGAACTTAATAACATACCCTTTTATAGTAAAAACTACTTCTGAAGTTATTGATGGTGTTACTGTACCGGCCGGTGTTTATATCGATCAAGCGTATATTGCTAATGCCACAATTACTACAGCCAAAATCGCTAACGCTGCTATAGAAACAGCAAAAATTAAAGATTTAGCTGTAGGTAATGCTAAAATTAGTGATTTAAATGCTACAAAAATTACTGCGGGATTTATAGATGCAGCAAGAATTCAAGCAGGAACAATAACTGCAGATAAACTACAAGTAGGTTTAATAATACAATCTACAGACGGTAAATTTGTAATTGATTTTGGAAATAAATTTATAAAAATAGAGGTTTAAAATGTTTGGTCATGAGTTACCTACAGTAATATATGAAAAATTACAGCAAGTAGGAAAATTATATATTGCTAATGATAAAGGTAAACCTGTAGTAGAGTATGAGCCTGGAAGGAATACTGTTGCTATACTCTTTTATAAAGAGTATAATAATGTACATGCAATCAGTGAACGAGAAAGAGAAGAAATGAATAAGTTGAAAAAGCCTACTGGTTTAGTAGGCTCTAACAAAGATATGTATAAAACATTTCTTCCAGACAGGTATATTGAAAATCATCCTTTTATAAATAGAATTTTTATTCATGGAATTTTTGATTGCCATACTCTACTGCATGACTATTATAGTCGCCAGTTTGATCTTTGGATACCGGCTTCTATGCAAAAAACCTATGGCTGGTGGGACGAAGGAGAAGATTTATATTTTCAGCATAAACCAGACTATGTGGAACAAGTAACTACCATTAAGCGACATGATACTGTTTTATTTAAATTAGGCCCAGTAGCAAATCATGCAGCTATTGCATTGGGAAATAATAAAATTTTACATCACTTAGGTGGTAGATTTTCTTGCGTTGAAATACTAAATACTACACTAAAAAATTCCATATATGCAGTATATAGGATTAAAAACATAGATGAGTTAGTATCTAAATACGGTGATAAGTTTATAGAAGGCGAAAATGGCTAAAACATTTTGGGGCGGAACATTAAATGTAGTACCCTATCCTAGAGACTTAATAGAATGGACTACAACTACTGGAACTAACTGTAGTTTGTCCAGGGATACTTCTGGACAAATTCCACCAAGCCCTGCAGTAGGTGTAAGCGGTTCTACAGGTAATCCTTTACAAATGTATGTAACCGGACCAGGTTCTTCTACAAATACAATAGGTACTTTGGCTAATAATCTTTATCCAGCACGTGTTGGACAAACTTGGCGAGTAACTGGATGGATACGTTCTAATGTACCAACAAAAGCAAAGGTAAGCATACTTGAAGCCGACGACACTGGAACAGTTATTAGCACAGAAACCAATACTGATATTCCTAGTCATACATTAACAGGTATTATAGTTGCAACATTACAAAATAGTAATAATGTTCTAACTTCTAATGATGGGGGATTAACCTGGACAACTAAAGCATTTCCAGATACGCCTAGTAGTGGTAATTGGACTACTAGAGCTATTTGCTGGGTAAATGGAATATCAGCTTTTGGTTTAATACGACATAGTGGCTCTGTAAGTAGTTATATAGGTTTAACTGCTGATTTAAGCAGCTGGGGTAGCCTGTTACTATTAGATAATACATGTAATAGTGCCGGCACCATAGTAGCAGATGGAACTTTTAATAGTAATCAAAGCAAATATTATTTAGCTAGTGATCAAGATATTTATTATTATAATACTCAATCAAGTACTTCTTTTGAGTTTAGAAAACTTACAACCGAAGTAGCAACTTATGCAGGTTTTACCGGTAATTTACGAACTTCAGTAATAGGGACAAATAGTGCTGGTACTAAATATTTAATAGTAGCTGGAGATGTAAATACTGCGGCAGCAAAAATACCCGTATTTAGCTATATATGGGCAACAGAATTAAGTAATTTAGATAGTTCTACAATGCCGCAACGAGGATATTTTGAAAAAGTATCAGATGGTTATAAAGATGCAACTTTTAGGGGTAGTTATTTTGCAAATGGCCTAGTTGTTGTTGTAGGTACTCATATATTAGTCTCTACACTATCAACCAACATAGAAGATACTACAAACGCTGTTAGTAACATTCATTTTACTTCAGTAAACCTTGATTCTTCTTTAAGTGGAATTATATGGAACTCTGTTACTTATAATGGAGTTTATTGGGTTGCCTGCGGCACTCAAGGCAAGATAATATTTTCTCCAGACGGGCACAATTGGTATCCCCTTGTATACCAATCTAATGGTATAACTAATAGTTTAAACTCTGTGGTTTGGACTGGTACAAATTTCGTAATTGTTGGCGACGGAGGCATATGTTATATTAGTATTGATGGTATAAATTGGGCTCCAAAAACTACAGGTACAACTTCTAATATATTAAACATGGCTTGCGCCACACCAATTACTGTAGGTGGAATTAATTCATCACATGTTAACTGGTTTAGAAGATTACAAAATACTGTGTGTTTACCTTATTTTGGAAAGTATCCAGATGTTGCTTATAATTACGAATTAGATAATCAAGGAAAAACTCCAGAAGAATTTCAAACATTACATTATACTACTTATGGGGCCACTGAACTTAGAGATGCGCCTACTGTTCCAACAACAACTAGTGCCACTTTTCCTGTTAATGGTTGGTGGCAAAAATTTAGATTCAAATATACTTTAACAAATACAAATACAAAATATATTCAATTAAAGCTATATGGATCAGATAATAGTGGTACTGGAGTATACGGAAACAACGGTGAATATATATGGTGGGACGATGTAAGATTAACTAGCGGCGAGCAAGTTATATCTATTTATAATTCACAGGGACCAGATGGAGACGATCCTGTTAGAAAACCTTGGAACTGGTTTGAGCATATTTATTTTGATAGTAGATTTGATTATTTAAATATAGTTAAAATAACAAGTACTGTTACAATAAATTATGCAGCTGAAGCGGTCAATACGTCTCGTCGCAGGAAAAAAAGAGGTAGTAGAGGAAATGTTTTACGATTTGGCACAGTATTGCATGAATTAGATACACATAATTTAGGTTACACACCAACTGTAGTATTAAGTGATGCAGTTACAGGAGCAGGTATAGGAGGCACTAGTTTTATACAAACTGTAGGTAATACTACTTGGCGACAAGTTTGGCTAATGGCTGATACCTCAAAATTGTATCTAAGAGAGAGATGGTATGTTCGTCAAAATGAACTACCGGCTTTTTCACAGTCTTATAAGATTGTTTATTTTAATAAAGCCGCAGATGCTACCGGAGGTAGTGTTGATGCTCCACCACCCCCACCCCCACCT